TATTTCTACATCGAGAAAGACGAGCTCAAGTTCATAGCCAAAGCCAAAGAAATGTTCGGCTGGCTGAAGAATTCTAAGCCCGCAATTGGCTGCTTTGCAACTGCAGGAACGTTCGTGATAATGGCGATATCCCTAATTGCTGATATCGGTATCTTCGATTCCGGTCTCAGCCACGAAACGCTCGGTGCTCTCATCAGCGTTGCAGTTCTGATGCTTCATGTCGCCGGTGGCTGTATCGTCGCTTCGGTGGCTTGTGCGGTTTGGGACAGCAATAAGATATAGGACTCAACATTTTAGACCTGCATATGTCTAATCCAGAGCTGTCCATCTTCGGATGGGCAGCTCTTTTTGTTGCTCAAATTTGCGAATTGCGGACAATTAAGACAGCGAATAAAAACTGGAGGAATCATTATGCTTGCACTCAAAGCCAAAAGGTCAAATAAAACACTCTATCTATTTGCGGCCGTCATTGTAACCGCTATTGCCGTCATTATGGCAGAACGGCAAGGAGTCGTTGACAGCGATTATTTCTGGCATCTCACCTTAGGAAAAAGCATCTGGCAAAATAAAGCCATCCTGACTCAGGACACTTTCTCCTGGCTAAGCCCGGAACTCAATTTGCAGGAAACCGCTCATTCCTGGCTCAGCAGCCTGATTCTTTACGCATTTTCCTGCATTTCCACAAATCCCGTCTACGGAATGCTTGCGTTCATCGCAGTGACAGCCTTTGCCTACTGTCTGTTCATTGAATATATCTGGGGCAGACAAATCAAAGACCCTTTCATGAATGTCTTGGCTTTGGCTCTTGTCACACTGCCGCTTGACTGGGCAGGAAGACCGCAAAACATCGGCTTAACGCTTTTTGCAATCGGATTCTATCTGTTGAACAAAGTCTATGAAGAACCTGACACAAAGCTCCGCTGGCTGCTTCCTATTGTGAGCGTTCTTTGGGCAAACCTGCACGGCGGGGCATTGCCCATTCTGTTCGCGTTCAATCTGCTGTTCCTGGTCTTGTGCTTTGCTCCTGACATCAATGCCTTTGATATCTATAACGAAAAGGGCGACTCGAAAAAACGGTTCCGTGCTCTGTTCCAAGTCTTTCTTTCCGATATTTTGGCCGGACTCCTGAATCCATACGGCATCAAGCTCTATATCTATTTCTTTGTGACAAACAATGAAACGACCAAGAAATATGTTTCTGAATGGATGCCGAGCCATCTTGCCAATGAAGTTGTGTTTCTGTGCCTTGCCTTCTTGTTTCTGATTGTAGCTTACCGAATGAAGGTAAAGCTCACAGAATTTGCCCCGTATCTCTGCTGCCTGTTCATGACAGCAATGTATGTCCGAATCCGCAGCTATTGGGTTATCGTCATGACTCCCCTCATTTACCGGTTCCTCACTTCTCTTATCTCCGCACAGGAAAACCGAATGTGGAAAGCTGGCGGCAGGCCCAACAGTTCCTGGGCGGGAAACACCAAGAAATACACTATCGCTGCAGCTGCCGTGCTCGTTCTTGTATCTGCTGTCTATGCACCTTCCATGGCCAACGACCCCGATAAGACAGGGGATTACATCACAGCTGACCTTGTCTCATACATCCAAGACCTCAACCCGCAGCGGCTCTATACCTCCTACAATGATGGCGGGTATTGCATCTATCATGGCATCAAAAGCTTCGCGGATTCCAGAGCAGACCTATTCCCGGACGATGTCATCGAAGCAAGTGTAAATTTTGCATTCATGAGCTATTCCACCGACACTGGCATGGAAGACTGTTTGAATCAATTTGACTTTGATGCCATCCTTTTACGGCGCTCCCAAAGCGGTCCCTGCATCGAATATCTAAACCAGCTTTCTGGCTGGACACAAGGATATAAAGACGATTATTTCGTTGTTTTTGTACCTTCCGAAACCTAAAAATCTCTGCCCTTGACCGGATTTTTCGGCCAGGGGCATTTTTGTACATATGTTTAGTGAAATCTAAACGACTGACCGCTTTCTGGACAAGGCTTTCGAGTATTCAAATCGACTCTGGATTTTTTCCAGGCTTGTTTTGTGCAATATTTACAAACTTTCTTTATTATGGGCGGTCGATTTGTAGTGTTGCTATCTAGCGAAGGTGTGCGAATTGCAGACAATGAAAGTATGGGTTAAAATCCCAACACCTGAATACAAAATCAGAAGGACACATCAATGCTAAATAACAGCTATACAAAAACGAATACCATCTTCGGACAGGCGCTTGGATGCACTGCCCTTGATGACGCATTTGTAAAGCTGCTGAGTGATGTAAATGCCGATGGCGTGACTCAGTTCCTGATTCGGACAAATGGCGAAGAGAAAATGAAGACCGTTGCCCAAATCAATTCTGAGTCTCTGGAAGCGGGTGTTCGTGAGCGCATCTTTGATAAAGTCAACCCGAAATATGGGACCCCGACTTATTGGGATACCTCTACCAACATCTACTTCTCCATCAATACGTTCCATCCTCAGAAATCTCTGCGCGGAAAAGGTATCCGTCGTAAGGCGGATGTCGATAAGCTGCGCGCTCTGTTCTTTGACATTGATTGCCACGGCGATAACGCACCAGCTGACATCAGCGACCGCATCGGTGAACTTGTACTGGATGCCGTGAATCATCATGAGATTCCGGACTGTGCAGTTTCTAACAGCGGCCGTGGTGTTGGCTTGTTTGTGTTTCTTGAACCCTGCAACCCAAACAATCTCTCTTACGGCTTGGCCTACAGCGGCGTACATAGAGCAATTTCTCTCAAGCTGAATGAGTTGATTGAGAAGGCCCAGTTCACGGCAAATGTTGAGCTGGATAAGGCGGTTCATGAAACCAATCGCGTTGCTCGTCTGCCTGGTACTTACAACACCAAGGCAAAACGCTGCTGCCATTGTATTCGGGTCCCTGAAGACAAACCCTTCAACTTACTGAAGCTCGCAGACCAGTATAAGGTTCCTTATCGCTTTGCCGATGAGAAAGTTGCTCCGTCTGATGCAAACTTCAACAAGACTGAGGGCGAAATCCTTGAATGGGCTAAAAAGCGCTTCGCGGCAATGTGCGTGCGCTATCCGCATCTTCTTGATGTTCTGAACAATTACAAAGAGAAGGAAGAACGGAAAGCAAACTTCGTCTGCCGCTTTGAACTGGCGCTTCGATACCTTCAGGCAAATCCGTGTGGCGAAGGAAAACGTCACAGCACTCTCTTGGCTGTACTGTCCACCTGCTATGACCGTGGCGGTCATCCGGATATGGATAAGGCACAGCTCATCAACCGCACTTTTTCTCAGCCTCTCTCTGACAAGGAAGTTGCACATCTCGTTTCCACCTGCAAATATCCTTGCAAGAACTCGACAATTGAAGCACTCTCCGGCATTCCCGCAAGTGCTCTCAAGAATCCCAAAGCCAAGGCGGAAGGGAAGAAGAGCGAGAGCGAATCTAAGCCAAAGCGTTACGAAAAAGGCCAAATCCCGCCTCCGATTGCAAGCTCCAAGGCTGACCGTTACATGCTCGGTGTCCTCATCAACCACGGCATCATTCCCGACCTCCGCATTCGGAACCATCGTCAAAAGTACGAAGCTCAGGAACGCCGGAAACAGCGCATGGTCATCTATGACCGTATCCCGGAACTCTATGCTTCCGGAATGTCCGTTCGAGCCATTGCGAAGGAACTGAAAATCTCGGTTCCTACTGTCTATGAGCAGGCGAAAGTGCGCGGTCTTGATATCGTGGAGAAGGAACAGCAGGCATTCCGCGTCAAGAACCTGACAGCTCAGCGGCTCGTTGAGATGGGATATCAGAAGCAGAAGGTTGCTGAACTGATGGGCGTCAACCGGAACACGGTGTTCAACGCTCTGAACCGGTCTTTTGACTCTGTATCTGAGGAAGACCTCATGCTCGTTGACAAGACGGTCAATAAGCTCGTTGGTCACGTCACGGTTATCGTGGAGACTCCCGAACCACAGACGGCTGACGAACTGGAAACGGCAAAGCCGCAGGAAGCTAATGAAGCTACTGTGACTGCTGAATCCGCTGAAACTGCTGAGACGGTTGCGACCGCCAAGGCTACTGACAGTACCGAGACCGTCACTACTGAGAAGAAGGACTCTTCTAAGGATGACAACAAGCCAGACGACAATGTACCTTTTGCTCCATTCAGTGATGCGTACAATCAGCTGTGCTTTGAACCTCAATCCCACAAAGGTTGGCACTCCGTCAAGGATGCGTTGAACAACTACGCGACCAGCTGCTGCTCTGCGATAAGTCAGCTCTGGGACGGCGTTGGCAAAGTTCAAAGGCACTTTGATTACGGTCGAGCGCAGCAAGCCGCAACCTGAACCTTTTTAGTACCTTCACAATTTGATACTATCTCTTTTGCGCGAATCGAACCTTAAAGGCTAAATGCTGGAAATCATCTCAATTTGAACCTGTATTTCAGGCTGGCAAACGGATACGTCCTTTTAAGAGCGAAAACACAAGTCTGCCGGGTTGATGTGCAGGATTTGAAGCGAGTCTCTTCCTTTTGTGCAAAGTCCAATCTAATATTGACAGTCCCGGTGAGGCAAGATTTAGACTCACACGTTCGAGAAGGACACGCCCATTTATGAGTGAGAACAAAATTCCCGAACAGGCTGCGGCTCAGGAGTTACGCTCGCAATGCCGGGATGCTGGTAGAGGATTTCACGGACCACAAATGCTGGCAAACGCTACAATATTTTCGCGTTCATACTGTTATTTCAAAATTTCAGGATAAGTGTACCCTTTCGGAGGACACGCCCGCTTGCGAGTGAGAACGAAATCTAAAGGGACCTGACACAAATCCCGCCTTTTTGGCGCTGATAGCTGAACTGCGGACGGGTCAACAACCCCGCCTAAACCGGTTCGCCGGTTATAGACGGGGCTTGCGGGGCAACCCGTAAGCCCGGTTGATTAGCCTCGGTGAACGGCAACTCCGGTTGCTGCGAACTCCGTTATGCATTTGATG